TGATGAGATTATAATTAGTATATCAGATAAAAACGTTATTTCCGTATCTGACCATGGTAGAGGGATACCTTGGGGACCTGCGAAAGATGGCACAGAAACACTGGAAAATTTATTCACAAAGATTCATACAGGTGCTAAGTTTAACTCAGATGGTAGTACTGGTTACAATAGTTCAGGTGGACTAAACGGAGTTGGCACTAAAGTTGCGAATGCATTGTCAGATAGTCTCAAGGTGGTATCGCTAAGAGATGGTAAAGAAGCTACGATGACATTTGAAAAAGGAATTAGAAAAACATTTAATGTGATTAATAAAGCTGGTAGAACTGGAACATTTATAGAGTTTAAACCTGATGCGACTATTTTTCAAGAGGGTATCGAACTTAACAAGGGTAGACTCATTAGCCTCGTAAAAGAGTTCTCTTTTTTATGTGAAGGATTAACTTTTAAGGTAGCTTATAAAAAAGACGCTCCTGTGATTTTAAAAAGTGAGAATGGTTTGGTTGATTATGTAAATGACTTGTGTAAGCTAGAAAATCAAGCTACAAGTATTTTTAGTATGAATCATGTAGACGGAAACTCTGCGGTAGACCTGTCACTCGTGTTCTCAAACGGATTTAGTGAAAAAATTAAATTATATACAAATGGGATACCTAACACGGCAGGGACTCATCTTACAGGTTATAGGTCAGCAATGACTAGAACTGTGAACGATATGGCAAGAGCTTCAAATCTTTTAAAAGAGAAGGACCCAAACCTAACAGGAGAAGACTTAAAAGAAGGTCTCGTGTTGGTTATTTCGATTAAAATGCCAGACCCTGTTTTCAACGGTCAAACAAAAGACATTTTAAACTCAAGTGAGGGTCGTCCATTGGTTGAAAGATCATTCGGTAGAGAGGTAAGACTCTGGTTTGAAGCTAACCCAAATGAGTTAAAGACAATTGTTTTAAAGGCGATTATGAGTAAGAAAGCAAAAGCCGCTGCTAAAAAAGCAAGAGAGACTGTTAGAACGAAAGCAGTGTCCAACGGATTTTCTTCAACATTGCCCGGGAAACTTGCGGACTGTACTCAAAAAACTGCCAAGGACACCGAGATATTCTTCGTTGAAGGAATTAGTGCGGGCGGATCTGCTAAACAGGGCAGAGAAAGAAAAACACAAGCGATCCTTCCTCTAAAAGGTAAGGTTCTCAACGTACAAGACACAGACTTTGTTAAAATGATGAATAATCAAGAGATAAAAGATATAGTTACTGCACTAGGTTGCGGGATTGGCGAGGAATTTGATGCTAGCAAACTAAGATATGAAAAGATTATAATTATGACCGATGCGGATGAACTTACAACGTCCCCTTAGAGAGTGATCTCTATTGAAGCACTGTGTTAATTGCTGGAAACCCCTTAGAGCTCTATAAACTACAACGTAGTCGGAAACGACAAGCGTGAATGTTTGAAAATTATAGAGATTGGGCAATCAGCAGCGAAGACTCTTTTAAAAGAGTAACGTTCAACGACCATCTCAGGCATGAGAGTAGGACCAATGAAAACTGGTCCGAAATACACAGCCCTAAGAAATTAGGTGATAATATGGTCTATTCCCTTTAAACTATTTTATTCGTTTTTCATTTACGTTGACGGAAACAATAACCCAACGAAAAGGAGAACAATAATGCCTAAAAAATTAGTACTACAAGAAAAAGAACTGTCCGAACTAATATCGTTATATAAAAATGGAAATTCTATACGAGTAATCTCAAAAGAGTTGAACCACTCGAGGAAAACGTTATCTAGAATTTTGGTTGAGAATGGCGTTCCAATTAGAAACACAAGCGAAACGAGCCGAATGTATTCACATGACTTTGATTATTTTAAAAACATTGATAGTGAAAAAAAGGCGTATTGGCTTGGTTTTTTCTACGCAGATGGGTTCGTTGAATCTAAAAGACCTCATGGAGCGCAAAAGTTTGGGATTACTTTGTCATCAAAAGATAGTGACCATTTAGCTAAATTCAAGAGCGATATTAAATCAACGAATCCAATCCTTGAGTACAAAGGAAGTGGATACAATAAAGACGGTTACTTCAGTAGAATACTAATGACGAGCCAGACAACTGTCAATGATCTAAAGAGACATGGCGTTGTTGAACAAAAAACCTTTAAGCTAGACTTCCCAGTCATAGAGAAGAGCCTAGTTAGACATTTTATAAGAGGGTATTTTGATGGCGACGGGTACATTTCTGTTTCTAAAAAAAGCTTTGTTTTTGGTTTTTCAGGTAGAGAAGAATTCTTGCTTAAAATAAAAGAATTCTTTGAAACTTCTAAAGCTAACGTTTTATCTGATAAAAGCATATACAGTTTCAAGATAGGTGGAACATTAGCGGCTGCGAATCAATTGGATAAAATTTACAAAGATGCAACAGTTTTCTTGGACAGGAAGTTCGAAAAATATAAAATAGTTTATAATAAGTATAGCGAAAGCTAGGGTATGTAAGGTTGACGGAGCTCATATCAAATATTTAATCCTTACGTTCTTATTCAAATATATGAAAGAGCTAATATCACTTGGTCACGTTTATGTTGCTATGTCTCCACTTTATCGAGTTGTTAAAAACAAGAAATCATATTACTTACTAGATGACAAAGAACTATCTGATTTTAAAGCTAAATACCCAACTAGTAAATTAGAAGTTGGATACATGAAAGGTCTTGGGGAGTTAGATCCAGAGCAACTAAAAGAAACGACTATGGACGTTGACAAGAGACGTATCAAAAGGATACTAATGGACGATGAAGAGGCTACCGCAGAAATGTTCGTTCATTTAATGGGGAGCAAAAGTGTTCAGCATAGAAAAGCTTTTATAGAGCAAAACGCATTGAAGGCAAAAGTTACAGTTTAGAGAGGAAGTGATGAAGTGATAGAATTATACACAGATGGAGCCTGCTCTGGCAACGGAAAAGTAGAGAGTTTTGGTGGTTATGCAATAATTGTAGTGGTAGATGGACTACTGCTACACCAAGAAGGATGCGGTAAGACAAACACAACCAACAACGAAATGGAAATGCTTGCTGTCTTAAGAGCCATTGAATTGGCAAAAGACTATAATAATAAGCTAGAAGAACCAAAAGAGATTAAAATATACTCTGATTCATCTTACGTTGTAAATACAATCAATGTTTGGATGGACGGATGGGAAGCCAATAATTGGATAAAGAAAACAAATAAAAGACCACCTGAGAACTTAGAGACGATTAAAAAACTTCATGCTCTTATGTTATTTGAAAACAACATAAAGATTATCAAAGTAAAAGGTCACGCTGGTAACTACTTCAATGAAGTCGCTGACAGGGTGGCTGTCAAACAAAGAGAGATTCAAAAGAAAAATTATTTAGAAAAAATAAATGGAAAAGGAGGTTTATAGATGGAGCAAGTATTCAATAGTGAGATAATTAAGGAAGTAGAAGATTCGTTTATAAATTATTCAATGTCGGTTATCACTGATCGATCGCTGCCAGACGTTAGAGATGGTAATAAACCAGTTCATAGAAGAATTTTATTCGCACAGCATAAACTTGGTCTTATACCAAGTAAACCTCATAAGAAATCAGCTCGTATCGTTGGTGACACAATGGGTAAATATCATGCGCATGGTGACACTTCTATCTACGATGCAATGGTTAGGATGGCTCAACCGTTTTCCTTGAGATACCCTTTAGTTGATGGACATGGTAACATGGGAACTATTGACGGAGATCCACCTGCGGCTATGCGATACTGCGTAACAGGAGACGCCTTAATCGCAACGGACCAAGGTACTTTACCAATAAAAGAGTTGGCAAGCACTGAACTAAATTCAGACAACGTTATTGACAAGATTAGCATTAAAAGTATTGAAGGAAACAACTCATCTAAAAAACTGTTTAATAGCGGCTATCATACTATCTATAAGTTAAGTGCGAAAAATGGTATGTCAATAAGGGGGAGTTACAATCATCCTCTACTAGTTTTAAACAAAGATTTAGAGTTTGAGTGGAAGATAATATCTGACTTTAAGACAGGAGATCGAATCTTAGTGCCAACCAATGAGACTAACTCTGTCTTTGGTCAACATAACGACATTCTTGAAGCTAGGGCTCTTGGCTGCTTAGTTTCAGAGGGGTACATTACAACTCAAAACAGGATTGGTATTAACAATACAGACATAGATATGGTTGAGCCGGTTCAAGACCTTTTTAGAAGAGACTCTTCCTCTCTTGCAAATATTGTAAAAAGAGAGAGTGTCTATGAGTACTGTATTGCAGATAAAGAATATTTTAAGTCTTTTATTGAAAAATACGATTACAAAGACAAGGCTAGAGATAAAGTAGTTCCAAAGCAGGTCTTGAAGGGAACTAAAGAGTATCAAAAAAACTTTATTAAATACCTATTTGAAGGCGACGGGTACGTTGGTGGTATAGGGATTCAATATTCATCGTACAGCGAAAAGCTAGTTAATCAACTTCAAATACTGTTAATACAAAACTTTGGAATATTTAGCGCTGTTTCGAAATCAAATCTTGAGTATAAGTTATCAATCTCTTCATATGGAGTTGCCAAGTTCATGGATCAGATTGGATTCCTAAGCGATAGAAAAAATGCGTCTTTAAAAGCCAGCGTCTTAAACAAAGAAAAGAAAAAAAAGATTGCCAATAACTCTTATTACAACATACCAAAGATATCTAATTTTATTAGAAAGAAGTACCCCTCTTCGTATGCTCGTAAAACCTCTTTCGCCAACTTAAAAAACTGCTCAAAGATCAAAGGTATTGCTACCGCAGAAGAAGAGAGAGTGATTTTAAACCTACTAAACAACTACTTAGATGTGGAGGTCGTTTCTCTTGAGGTCTTGCCAGACGAAGAAGTGGTGTACTCTATAAAAGTTGATTCTGATTGTCATTCTTTCGTTGCGAATGGTTTTATTAATCACAACACAGAAGCGAAGCTAAGCAAACTCTCAATGGAAATGTTGCAAGACATGGACAAAGACGTTGTAGATTTTAAACTTAACTTCTCTGATGATGAATTAGAGCCAGTTGTACTACCAGCTCTGTTTCCTAACTTACTTGTTAATGGAAGCACTGGTATCGCAGTGGGTATGGCAACATCATTTCCTCAACATAATTTAACAGATACTATTGATACAATAGTTGAATACTCAAAGAATAAAGATATTACTGTTGCGGAAATGCTTAAAACTTTAAAAGGGCCTGACTTCGCAACAGGTGGCTTGGTTATTAATAGAGACGAGTTACTTTCAGGTTATCAAACAGGTCGTGGCAGAGTCAGAGTTAGAGGAATCTATCACATTGAAGACAAACCAAGAAATAAAAAGAGAAAACTAATTGTGTTTACGGAGATTCCTTTTGCGGTTAAAAAAGATGCTCTAACGATGAAAATTGTTGAGTTGTGTAAGAACAAGGATATAGTTGGTGTTTCAGATGTTTATGACGAGAGTGGCAAGGACATTAGACTGATAGTCGAAGTTGATCAGAACGCTGAAGTTGAAGACGTTCTTAGACTTCTTTTTGCTAAAACAGCTTTGGAGTCAACTGTTAGTTTGAACTTCACTTGTCTAGTAAAAGGAGAGCCAAAAACTCTTTCGCTTAAGAATTTGGTTGAAGAGTACTTTAATTTTCAAAAGGAAATACTAGCTAGAAAGAGCAACTACATACTCAAAAGAATCGCAAAGAGAATTAATATTCTTGAAGGATTAATCATAGCAATTAATAGTATCGACAAAGTAATTAAAATAGTTAGAGGTAGTAACAGTCCAAAAGAAGCAAAAGAGTCTTTAGTTAAAGAGTTTGGTCTAAATGAAGATCAGGCGAAAGCTATTTTGGATATTAAATTAACTAGATTAACAAAACTAGAAACTCTTGACTTAGAGAACGAAAAGAGAGATAAAGAAGCCGAAAGAGCCGACTTAGAAAGAACGCTTTCAGATAGTGACTACTTAGAAAGCAAAATTATCTTAAAACTCAATGAAATTAAGTCTAAGTTTGGAGACGCAAGAAGAACTGTAATAGATAATATTATAGTACCTAGAACTGAAAAAGAGCGAGCTGCTGAAATATTCAACTACATTGCAGTTGATGGAGCTTTTAAAGTTAGAGTTTCACAGAAGCCATTTACGAAGCTAGAGTCTAGAGCCTTTGTGTATAGTAACTATATTTCTAACAAAGACTACGTTTCAGCTATTGCAGAAGATGGTAAGGTTTATAGGTTCCATGCTGTTGACATTACAAATGGAATGTTACTATCTGCGGAAGGCACTAAAATAATAAGTGTTATAGACCCTAAAGATCCGAATATGTATCTTATAATGCTTACTAAAAAAGGTATCGTTAAAAAAAGCTTGTTAACTAATTATACTTCAATAAAAAGAAATGGTACCATAGGGATAAAACTCACAGACAATGACAAGGTTGTTGGAGTAACTACTATTACGGAAGGCAATTTAATTATTGGTACTTCTAACGGTATGACAATTCACTTTAGCTCAGATAAAGTTACTTGCATAGGAAGAGTAGCAACTGGAGTAATTGGAATTAAACTAAAAGATTCAAACAAAGCTACTTGTATTTCTAGCGTTAATAACTTAAATGAAACGGTTGTAACTATCTCTAATTTGGGCAACATGAAAAAGACAGCTATAAAAGACTACCCTGTTCAAGGTAGAGGTGGAATCGGTGTTGTTGGGCATAAGTGTTCAAAAGAGAATGAAGAACTTTCATATATATCGTCCTCACAAAATCCTTCTATCCTAGTATATTTTGATAGAAAAGCGAAACTAATTATGAATAAAGAGATTCCTCTAGTTGGAAGAGCGGCTGGTGGAAACTCACTCATTAAAACTAACTCAATAGATAACATTATAAATATAGAGGGGAAGTAAAATATGTACTCACAAGAGAAAATAGATGAATTATACAGCGGAGCGTCAATACATGAGGCTATGGAGTTTTGGACACTACCCAAGCATAAAAAGCATATGCTAGAAGAGATGTGCTCTTCTGGCAAGTACTACGGACAATTAAAGAAAGATGGAAATTGGTATGAGTATAACAAAGGAACTCAAGGGAAATCTTTTCTGTTTAGCCGAGGTACTAGTACAAAAACAGGGCTTCCTACAGAGTCAATTGAAAAGGTTCCTCATATCGAAGAAGCTATGAAGATGCTTCCGAATGACACTGTAATACTTGGGGAGATTTACTTCCCAGGTAAAGATAGCAATGCGGTTAGAAGCGTTATGGGTTGCTTGACTACGAAAGCTTTATCAAGACAAGCTGAAGGTGGTAATATTAGCTTCTATATGTTTGACATTATAAAATTAGATGGCGAGGACTTAAGAGGCAAAGGCGCAGAAGAAAGATCCCTCATACTAGAGGAAACTGTTGCTAAGTACAAGATACTGAATGAGTTTCTTGAGTTGGCCGAATCTGTTGAAGACGATCTTTACAACTTTGCGGCAAAGGCCTTGGCAGACGGAGAAGAAGGTATAATTTTAAAACTAAAAACCCAACCTTATATAGATGGAAAAAGACCAGCCTGGTCGAGCATCAAGGTTAAAAAACAAGATGACGTTGATGCTATATGCGTTGGATTTGAAAACGCCACTATGGTATACGCAGGAGATAATATAGAGAACTGGGAGTTGTGGTTTGACTCTGAAACTAAAGCTTTATGTAAGGGTGCATATTTTGCGGAAGAGATGGGCAGGTACGTTCCAGTAACAAAGCCGTTTTATCAGGGAGTTAAGACCTCTATTAAACTAGGCGCTTATGACAAAGATGGAAAACTGAAGTTAATAGGTACAGTTTCATCGGGATTGACAGACGAATTAAGAAGAAAGATCACTGATTCACCACAGAACTATCTTGGACGAGTCGTTAGTTGTAGTTGCATGGAGGTCACGAAAGATTCTTTAAGGCATCCGACCTATACAACGTTTAGGAAAGATAAAACTGCGAAATCTTGTACTTTTGAAGCAATTTTTGGTTGACATGTGGTAAAAAATAGTATATAATGTATTATAAGGTAAAAGAAACAAGTTAAGAAAACCTTATAAAACCTTATAAAATATTTGACATTTCCCAAAAAATAGTTTATAATTATAAAGTACCGACAAAGAAGGAAAGAAAAGTAAATCAAAACTCTTCTTGACATTTCTTAGAAAATAGTTTATAATAATAAAGTAATAACAAAGAGTCAAGAAAAAATAATTAGAAAAATCTTGACATTTACTAAAAAATAATATATAATATATTATAAGGTAAAAGAAACAAAGTAACGGTAACTATTAAAGGAATACTCCTTTATAATAAAACTACAAAATCAAATTATACGAAAGTGGAGGAACACACAAATGGCAGCTTTATCAGAAAACGCAGTAAAAATCATGGATTTCTTAAAAACATCAACAGAGGACGTAACAGTTCACGAGGTTTCAGCAGCAATCGAATTACCAGTTAATTCAGTAACAGGAACTTTTAACAGTTTTGTTAAAAAAGGTCTTGGCGAGAGAGTAGCAGCAGAAATTACTAACGAAGACGGAACTCACAAAGCAGTTAAGCTTTTAAAATTAACTGAAGCTGGAATGGCTTTTGATCCAACAGCACCTGTAGAGTAATCAAATTGAAGTTCACTAAAGACTATTTTAATTAATAGTCTTTAGTGCATTTTTAAAGACATTATAAAAGACAAGCGATTATAGAAAGGCGATAAAAATGTTAAACAAAAAGAATTTTATTCAATTTGTTAATTTACTAGTAAAAGAATGTAGTATCGATGAGTTAAAGGAGAGTAACAAAGAGATAGATTTTGAAGACGCTTTAGATTACTTTGATAAAAAAATAGTAAGTATAACGAGTGCTACTAAAAAAGGTTCTGGGAAATTTACTGACAACGGTAGAAAAGTGTTCGATTTTATGGTAGAGAATAAAGATACATATGAGAATGATTTTAAGGCGGTTGATATCGCAGAAGGATTGTTCATATCTGGGCGTTCAGTAAGTGGAACAATCAGAAAGTTAGTTACTGATGGGTACGTCACAAAAGATGGAGAGAGCCCTATTAGATACTCTCTTACAGAACTAACGGGAACCATGGTTGATACAGTTGAAAAAACTACTGTTCAAGACAAATAAAATAATACAAAAGACAAGGAGAAACAAAGAATGAAAAAAATGATAAACAAAACTCACATCGAAGGAACTCTTTACGAGATTGTTGAATCAAAGGTAGCACCATCTAAAAAAGATCCAACTAATCAATATGCAAGAGGCACAATAGCAATTGAAGTTACAGAAGATAACATTACTGAGTGGGACTTCTTAGTAATGGAGTATACAACTAACAAGCAAACACAAGTTAGAACTAAGAATGCGAATTTCGCACTTATTCTTAATGTTCTTAGCTCTCCAACAGTTGTTAAAGATGGTAGAGAGTTCGCGGCAAGTATCAAGGTAGACTCTGCACTTGATCTTAACGATTTCTACTCAATTAGAAACAACGAAGCTGCTTTCAAACTTAGAAGCTTTGGTGGTTTTAACCACTTAGTTGCATCTCCCAACCCTTCTTCAACGTTTGAGGTTGATATGTTAATAACTTCTACAACAGAAGAGTTGAAAAAAGACGTTGATGGAGTTCAAATGCCAACTGGAAGCCTTTTCCTTAATGGACTTATTTTCAACTATAAGAAAGAAGCTATGCCTGTTAAATTCTTAATTGAAAATGCAAATGGTATTAAATACTTCGCAGCTCTTCCAGCTAATACTTTCACTAAAGTTTGGGGTAACATGAAAACTCAAGTTGAAACTACCACTGTAACTGAAGAGTCTGCGTTCGGCGAAGCTAAAGTTGTTGATTATACTCAAACACGTAAAAAGTACATTGTAACTGGCGTTAGTAAGATTCCTTACGAGTTTGGTGAAGATTCAGTGTTGACAGTTGATGAGGTTTCAAAGGCTTTGGCTGCAAGAAACGTTAAATTAGAAACGATTAAAGCTGATACAATTCAAAGAGAAGCTAACAAGGCTCAAGAAGCACCTGCCGCAGCTCCTAGTATTTTAACAACACCTGGAGCAACACCTGCAGCAACCACATTCAACTTTTAATAGGAGGTCTAAATAATGGGATTAATGGATTTAACACCACATATTGTAAGCAGAGACCTTAGAGGGTATTCCGTACTGTTGTACGGACCACCTAAGATAGGTAAATTGTAGTTTTGCCTAAATTATATGGGTTAATTGCGGGAAAGCTTTTAAACACTTTGGTACTAAGGTAGTGTAGTAATGCACTAGTGGCTACTGCTAATCACGGTAGAGATAGTAAAAAGTCAAAGATATTAAGTAATCCGCAGCGAACTCCCCAAAGGGGAACACGTTCAACGACTAGGTTTTATAACCGTAGATTTTATAATCGAAACGCCCGTAGGTGTATAGGAGAGAAAAATGAAAGAACAATGGAAAAAAATTATTATTAACGAATTAGAGACGTTTTATAGTGTATCAAGTTTGGGAGCTGTGAGAAACGACAGTTCAAAAACCCTTTTAGGAGGATCTGTGTCTGGTAATGGGTATCACATGGTTCATCTAAGAGCCAGGGTCAACAAGAACTGTTCAGTTCACAGACTCGTGTTGAAAGCTTTTGATCCGAACCCAGAGATGAATGACCTACAAGTCAACCATAAAGATGGGAATAAGTTAAATAACGAATTGTCTAATTTGGAGTGGTCTACCGCTCTTGAAAATATGCGACATAGTTATCTATCGGGACTTCAAAAAAACGAGATGCGAGAATGTTTCCAATACACTTTAAAAGGAGAGTTCGTAAGAAGATTCGAAAACTCAAAGTCGGCCGCTCAAGAGCTCAAGATGGACTATAGCACGATACTAAGATGTGTTAAAGAGGAAGTGATGCACTACGGATCATTCCAGTTTAAGTCATATCAAAAAAGCAGGATACCTGAATGGTTTAACCTCAACAGGAAAGAAGTATTTCTTTATGATGATGAAGGTATTTTTATAAAATCCTACTCAAGTCAAAAAGAGTGTGCAAAAGACCTTCAGATTGGTATTGCTTCTGTGTCCAGGTACGTTAATAATAAAAGAAAACTAAAAGGATTTGTTCTTTCAAAAACAGCTCTTTAATGCATTTTAAGATATAGTCTAAATATGAAGACTACTATAGCAACACGCTTTCCAAATTCTCTATTATTAGCCGCAGAGAAAGGGTACTCAGCACTACCCGGCATCTTCGTTCAACCTATCAATAGATGGTCAGATTTCTTAATGGTTCTAAGAGAATTAAAAGAAACTGAAGTTCAGGAAAAATTTGAAACAATCGTTTTAGACACTGCTGACATTCTTTATGACTACTGCGAACAATACGTTTGTGGTATCGAGGGTGTAAATACAATCGGTGAGGTTCCTTATGGTCAAGGTTATTCTAAAGTGGCTAAAGAGTTCGACACTAGATTAAGACAAATAGTTCAAATGAACTATGGTATCGTTATGATAAGTCATGAAATAGATAGAACCTTTACAGATGAGGCTGGTCTTGAGTATAATAAAATCATTCCAACTCTTCCAAACAAAGCTAAGTTAATAGTTTCAAGAATGACTGATATTATTGGTTATATTAGAGGCGTTGACACTGCTGAGGGTCATCAAGTGTATATGTTCTTAAGAGGAACACCTAGATTTGAAGCGGGTTCTAGATTCAAGTATATCGAAGAGAAAATCATTCTTAGTTACGACAACTTAGTTGGTGCTCTTGGACGTGCGATTGATAAAGAGGCTCTTGAGTCTGATAATAAGTACGTTAGCGATGAAAGAGAGAATGTTCACATGGCTGCGGTTGAAATTGATTTTGACACTGTTATGTTGAAGTTTAAAAAGATTTCTGATAAACTACTATTAATCAATACTCCATACTACGGACCTCGAATCGTTCACGTGATTAACAAACAGTTGGGAATCGGTAAAAAGGTTTCAGATTGTACTATTGATCAAGCAATGATTGTCGAAATTATTGCTAGTGAGCTAGAGGCTTTCCCCGTGTCTGATGAAGACCTCGCCAAATATGAAGTTACTTTAGCCGAGTTGAAAGCAGAGGCCGAAGCAATGGAAGGCATTGAAACATAGAATAGAATAGAATCTAAGAATGATGGAGAGTTTAATAGCTCTCCATTGTTTATATTGAGGTGAAAATATGGCTCACAGAGTTAAATGTCCAGGATGCGGAGAAACCTTCGATAGAGACAAGGTTCCGTTTGAGCATCTTAAGAATAGATATTGGCACAAAGAGTGCTACTTAAATTCAATTAAAAATAAATCAGCAGAAGATACTGCGTCAGTGCTACTAAATGAATATATATGTAAATTATTTGAGACAGATTACGTTGGAGCAAGGGTACAGAAACAAATTAAGGATATGGTAGTAAATTACAAGTATTCATATTCAGGTATACTTGGAACTTTAAAGTACTGGTATGAAGTAAAGAAAAGCTCAAAAGAGAAAGCAAACGGTGGAATCGGAATAGTTCCTTTCGTCTACGCAGACGCTAAGAAGCATTACGAAACTATCTTTTATTCAAACATAAAGAACAAAGATGTAAAGCAAGAAGACTTTAAGCCAAATGAAGTCGTTATAAGGATTAAACCACCAAAGAGTACTGTTCGGTTCAATGCCGCAATAGACTTTGATGAACTAGAAAGGATGCAACTAGATGAATAGTAATCAATTACTAGACCAAAAAAGTATCTCACAGGTACTAGCAGGACTAATTACACATAGTACAATCTTACTAAGAACTGATAAGTACACCTTTAATGCAGAAGACTTTGGTTCTAGTTTCTACTTATACATATACGGAGCAGTAAACAACTTAAAGCAACAAGGGGTAAAAAATATTGGTTTGCTAGATATTGACAACTACTTATCAAGTAGACCTGGCATATACGAAAAATTCAACAAAGAGAAGGGTCCTGAGTATCTTTCTGAAATAATAGAGTCGTCAGACATTTCTAACTTCGACTACTACTATAACAGAATGAAGAAAATGACTCTATTAAGAATGTATAACAATCACGGCTTAGACGTATCTTGGCTATATGATCCATCTCTTTTGAATGTTTCAAAGAAACAGCTTCAAGAAGATTGGTTAGATTCAACAGATATAATGGATATTGCAGATGCAATAGACGATAAAATAAACGACATCAAAAGTAAATACCTTGAAACCGTTTCGACCAAGGGGGCTCAAGCTGGAGATAATATTTTTGAACTGATTCAAAGAATGAAAGACACTCCGGAGGTTGGGCTACCACTTTATGGAAACTTGATTAACACAGTTACAAGAGGTGCGAGATTAAAGAAATTTTATCTAAGATCTGCGGCCACCGGTCTTGGAAAAGCACTTGCAAATGGCACTTTAGTTATGACGCCGAGTGGGCCTACGAAAATAGAGGACTTGGCTATAGGAGATCCAATATTTGGCGAAGACGGTAAAGTGTATCGAGTTAAAGGCACCTTCCCGCAAGGACTGAAAGACGTTTGTAAGGTTAGATTCTCAAATAGCATTACTATTGAGTGTTGCGAAGAGCATCTTTGGACTTATTCTAAAATCAGTAAGCCAGACGTGCTGAAAACCGCAGACACTAAAACAATCTTAAAAACAGAGAATATTAGAAATGGAACAACAGGTTTAACTGGAAAGTTAAGACTTCCATCGATTAGGCCTCTTAGATATTCAAGAAAAGCAGTTCCAGTTAAACCTCATACGATGGGTGTCATACTTTCTGATGCGGTCTTTAGAAAAGATGGCTTTCATACTTATTTAAGTATATATGATGAAGAGCTACTAGAAAAAGTAATAGCTGATTTAGCTTTAGTTAATGCTACTTTATCTAAAATAGACTACAAGGAAACTCCAGATAGAATGTTTTTCAATATAAGACAGATAAAAAGAGAAAGAACCTCTCAGTTCTTAAATATCATAAGAGAATTAGATTTAATTAAAAATCACTCTACAGAGCGTTTCATCCCAGACATTTACAAATATAGCTCACCCAGGGATAGATGGGAGCTAGTAAAAGGAATTATTGATGCGAAAGGCGGTTTAACCTCAGAGAAGAATGGTTACAGATACACCACATCATCAGTTACTTTTGCGAACGATATAAAAGAAGTGTGTGACTCACTCGGAGTCATATGTAGGATAGCAGAGTCAAAGAAAGGTCATATCCAGCCCAATGGAACAAAGGACTATAAATTTGACGGTTACTATGACTTAACCATAAGAACTAACGAGTACTTAGAAGTTCTTCACGACTCTGAAAGGATTAACGAAAAATGGTCACAACCTTCAAGAAACTCTTATGTCAGTATTCTTGAGATTGAAAAGACAGAAGCTCAAAAGGAAATGACCTGTATAAGTACCACCAATCCAACTGAACTCTTTCTTTTGCAAGGGGGCATAGTTACGCATAATACAAGAATGTCAATTGCGGATTCATCATACATCGCAATGGATGAGCTTTATGATTTAAATACAGGGCAGTGGGTTAAGAATGGAACGAAAGAGCCTGCTTTATTCATATCTACTGAACAGGAAGTTGAAGAGCTTCAGACTATGATACTGGCTTTTCTTTCCGGTGTAAATGAAGAGAAGATACTAGATGGTAATTATGTTGGAGACGAAGAGGACCGAGTCCTTAAGGCTGGTCAAATGATGATTGATAGTCCACTTTACTTGGAAGAGCTCCCAGATTTTTCTCTCTCTGATATAGAAAACACCATTAAAAAACATGTAATAGATAGCGGAGTTAAATATGTCTTCATGGATTATATTCACACCTCTTTAAAGATTTTAGAAGAAATAACTAAAAGGAGCGGTGGAGTGAAACTAAGAGAAGATAAGACTAGTAGGGGTTAGATAAACAGTCTAGCTAACGGGGGAACCTTACCAAGTAGAGTTGAAGGCAATCCCGTGTGAATCAAAGACACAGAAACAGGCAAAATAAAAATAGTAGGTGATTATCATAAAAGGAATTTACATGATAACCAATAGAGAAAACAATAAAAAGTACATAGGTCAAAGCAACGATATTGAGAGAAGATGGTCTGAACATAGAACCTCTCACTTAAATAAGAATGTTTCTGACTACGAATCAAAGAAGAACAGGGCTTTTAGAAAATACTCAATCGAGAATTTTAGCTTAGAGGTTTTAGAGTTAATTGAAGACGATGATTTAAGGAACGAAAGAGAGATATATTGGATTATTAAATATGACACAGTTTCAAATGGATATAACACTTCAAACGGTGGAAAAGGTCCAAACCTCTCAAGAGAAAATCATTCTCAATCCAAGTTATGTGAATCTGATATTCCTGTAATAGTGCATGATTTAAAAGACACTTCAATGAACTTTGAGGTTATAGCCAAGAGGTTTGATGTTTCAGTTGCCACCATTAGTTTAATAAACACTGGGCAGGCATGGAGAATACAATCCGTTGATTATCCTCTTAGAAGAAAAGCTCTTGCTAGACCAGGTTCTAAGAATGGAATGTCTAGAATATCTGACGAAGAAGCTCTCTTGATGAGATCAATGTACTTAACTAAAACCATTCCGGAGATTCAGACTATCTTTAAAGATATAATTGGAGCATCATCAGTAAAACACATATTAGAAGGAAGCTCTTATAAACACTTGCCGATTTATAAGAAGCGTAAAAAAATGTGGATTTGAAGCATGTATCGACTAGAGGCTTAATAGGCTCGTAGGGACACTAATTAGTACGTGTCGCAGTTATAAGAAATGAAGCTGCTGAGAACCGAAACGGATGTACTTAGTGATATTACTAAGTAAGAGATAGTCAGTGCCCATAGAAATGTGGGAATCCCATGGACTGGGAGACAAAACAAGACGGGAATCAGAACTTGCTTAGAGGTAGAAACACGTGCCTTAATATATTTTAACCTGCTTATCAGCAGGGGTGTTAGCGACATAAAAAAAATAACGCTGATGCTTACGGGGAAATCTAAATCACTATCAAGTGACATGACAATCCCGTCCCATGTTAATTAGTTAAACATGGCTCATAAAATTAAAATGGTAAATGAGCCTACTTTCTACAAGGGTAAATAACTAATTAAAGCGGGCTATCGACTATCCCTTAGGTTGTAATGCTGGGGAGTAGAGCTACTATTGATACGTAGTCATATTTTAGGAAACGAAGTATGTGAAAATCGAAACAGATATAGCAAGACACATCAAAGTGTTTTGTTAAGATATAGTCAGTGCTTGTGGAAACATAAGAATAACACGGCGAAGGCCATTGCAGATAAGATTGACTTTGGTACAATCGTGCTTCCTGTAACTGAAACAGACTTGAAAAATCTTGAGTCTCTAACCTCAACCAATGCTATGCCGACACCAACTTTAGTTCATCATGTTTTCAAGAATAGACGTGGTAGATTTAAATCAGTTAAGCTTTGGTGTGTCGAGGACCTTGGGACATGTAGAGTCAATCCTATATTTGCAACAGACAATAACTATAAATTAATTCCTCTTGATAATTTTAATATAGTAGTAGAGGAGGACTAGGAGAAAAAAAGATGGCTAGATATAAAATAAAAGACATTTGAGAGTCAATTAAGATCGAGCAAATAATCGGAATCGTTAAAAGTTACGGAGCTAATCCAATACGCATTCCAGAAGGTCTTCAAATGGAAACTATCTGCCATCACTTACCAGGTCGGTCAAATGGAAAGAAGCTTTACTATTACACAGATTCAAGTTTATTTAAATGTTACACAGAATGTGAAGGATTATTCGATATCTTTGAGCTAATAATGAAAGTTGAACTCATTACGAACGATGAAGAGGTAACTCTTCAATATGCAATAGCAAAAGTAATTGATTTTCTTGATTTGGATCCAACTCTTCTAATGGAAGACAACACCCGAAATGGAGGGTCTGCTATTAGAGATCATATAGAATTAATTCAATTCTATTCAAAGATTATAAAGTTGAAGAAGAAGATTCCACTCGGACTTAAATCAATTTCTGAAAGTGAATTAGATAATCTTTCTTTTGCGGCTCCAGCCCCTTGGTTAAACGAGGGTATTACAGTGCCGACTATGCAGGAGTACGGTATAAAATATCATGGGACTCAGCATAAAATAGTTATACCTCATTACTCGCACACTGGCGATTTAGTGGGAATTAGGTTTAGGGCGCTAGTTGAAGAAGAGATTGAAAGATACGGGAAGTATGGTCCTCTCATTCTTGGTGGTGTAATGTATAACCATGCAATAGGTCAAAATCTATACGGTTTAAATAAAACTATTCACAATATAAGAACAATGAAAAAAATAATTATCTTTGAATCTGAGAAATCGGTACTGCTATATGACAGCCTTTTTGGGTTTGAAAATAATATTTCAGTTGCAATATGTGGAAGTTCCCTATCTATGGTTCAGCTAGAAATAATAAAAGTATTTACTCCAGAGGTAAATGAAATAGTGATCGCACTAGACAAGCAATGGAAAGAAAGAGGGGACAATGAGTTTTTAAAGCAGACTAAGAACTTAACTTCAATGGTTGAAAGAATCGGTAAAAATTATTCCGTTTCAATTATATTTGACAAAGAAGAACTACTTGACTACAAAGACTCGCCAATAGACAAAGGAAAGGAAATTTTTGAAAAACTTTTCGAACAAAGGTTGTTTCAAAAGTAGGTATATAAATGAAAATCAGACTTTTTTCAGAGCGTGACCCGAATTTAACAGCAGTAGAGCAAATTTTAATTAACAGAGGAGTTCTTAAGGAGGATATCCCACAGTTCATAAACACACAAGATGATGTTATAGCAAGCCCTTTTCTTCTTGATAATATTCAGAGAGCGGTCAACAGTCTTATCACACATCTTGAGGGCAAAAGTAAAATGCTGCTAGTAGTTGATTGTGATGCCGACGGATTCACATCTTCCGCAGAATTTTACAATTATATGTATGCAAATTTTAATGATATAGACATTGACTTTCAATTCCACGAGGGGAAATTTCATGGCATTGAGAATGTAGAAGACATTATCGAGAAGGGGTATAGTTTAGTAATAGCCCCTGACTCAGCAAGTAATCAATATGAAGAACACAGTATATTAAAAGAAGCTGGTATCGATATTATTGTACTTGATCACCATGATTGCGAAAAGGAGAGTTCAGACGCAATTGTTGTCAATAATCAACTATCAGAAAATTATGATAACAAGGGATTGTGCGGAGCTGGCGTAGTATTTCAGTTCTTAAGAGTTATGGATGTAACCGAATGTGACTCTCATAAAAGAGTTAAAACAGCTTTTGACTTCATCGATCTTGCGGCTTTAGGCTTAATCGCAGACATGTCAGACATGAAAGACTTGGAAACCAAACGTTTAATTGAGCTTGGTATTATAGCTCTCGCTGCGCCGGTAGAAGACTTTTCAGAACCTAATACAAATCCTTTCTTAGCAGGGTTGATAGACAAGAACTCATATTCAATAGGACAAACAATTACGCCAATCTCTCTTGCGTTTTACGTAGCTCCTTTTATTAATGCTGTAGTTAGAGTTGGAACAATGGAAGAGAAAGCACTTACTTTTGAATCAATGTTAGATAAGAATGTAGGCGTTACAGTTCCATCGTTGAAAAGAGGTCATAAGCCAGGTGATACAGAGACGGTTCTTGGTCAAGCTTTGAGGGTTCTTACTAACGTAAAGAATAGACAGATAAGAGTTAGAGACAAAACTTTTAACGAACTAGAGAAAACGATTACAAAAGAGTCACTAGAAAACAATGCGGTTATTGTTTTAGATACAAAAGGAAAGTTAGACAAGAATTTAAATGGTCTAGTTGCCAATCAAATAATGGCTAAGTATTCAAGACCTGTTCTAGTTTTGGCTGAAAAAGATGGTTTCTTCTCAGGCTCTGGTAGAAACTATGAGTGCGAACAGATGCCAGATTTAAGGACTTTTATTGCGGATAGCGATCTTGCTGAGTATGCATCTGGTCATGGTAACGCTTTTGGTACTAGCTTTACGCAAGAGAATTTAGATAAATTTATAAGTTATGCGAATGAAAGACTTAATTACAAGAACACAGAAGCTGAATATAATGTAGATTTTATCTTTGATGGTACTGAGAATATTGCGGACAAGGTGCTTGACATAGGCGCATTAAGTTCAATATGGGGTAAAGGAATGACTGAGCCTTATGTATTCATTGAAGGAATCCGAATTAATAACAAGAACAAAGTTTTATATTCACCGGATAAGAATCCCACTTTAAAAATAACTTCTAATGGCGTTAGTTTCATGAAGTTTAGATTCGACAAAGAGCTCTATGCTAAATTGGCTCCGAATGAGTATACCGACACAATAGTAAATATAGTTGGTAGATGTAGTATCAACCATTGGAACGGAAACAGTATTCCACAAGTAATGATTCAGCAATTTGAAGTTGTCTCTAATATTTCTAATCTTTAATTAGGTAGCTATAGACAATATATAAAAAATATGATATAATTACTTATGAGATAAAAAAAGGAGATAAGATGATATTAGATGAAAACCAATTAAAAGCAGTAGATATTATAAGCAAAAGATACAAGAAGAATGATCCAGTTACCGTAATCTCCGGATATGCGGGAACTGGAAAAAGTACCATTATAAAGTATTTTGTAGAAGGAATGAAGATTGAGAATAAAGTTGTATACGTTACGTATACTGGCAAGGCCGCTTTAGTACTAAGAAAGAAAGGGTTGCCGGCTTTAACTATACATAGATTAATTTATGACGTATTTAGAAACAGCAGAACGGGTGAGTTTAGATTCAAGAGAAAAGCCGCAATTGATAACTATTCAATGATAGTCGTTGACGAGATTTCGATGGTCCCGATGGAATTGCTTAAAGATTTAGCAAGTTTTAACATTCCGATGGTTTGCCTCGGAGATCCCGGACAGCTGCCTCCAATAGGAGAGGACAATAGACTGCTAGCCGCTCCTGACGTCTTCTTGTCAAATATTCACAGACAAGCTGCGGACAACCCTATTATCCACGTTTCCATGTTAGCTAGAACAGGACAACCGATACCTTTGATGGACGACAATCCTTTTGTTAAGGTAATCACGAGAGAGCAACTGAATATCGGAATGCTCAATTGGGCAGATCAAGTCATATGCTCAAGAAACAATACAAGACAGTCAATAAATAAGACTATTAGAGAGTCTAAGGGTATTCAGGGCATGTTCCCTCAGGTAGGCGATAAATTAATTTGTCTTAAGAATTACTGGGATATTGAAAATGACGAAGATTATCCGCTAACTAACGGGAC